GAAATAGCTGCTGAAACTCGGGGAGCGATTGGGGAAAAGCAAGATCGTCGCGCTGCTGGATGTCCATGGCCGCCATGATGGCCGACGCTAGCCCTGGTGGGTGTCTGCGTCAACCGGATAGGCACGCAATAAACGATTAACATACTTCGGCAATGAGAAGTTACACCCACATAAACTCCAATTTAATTGGTGATGAACACCAATAGCAGTTGTTTTCTTCGCAAGTCGTACTTGCACGACGCAAGTCGTATCCGCCCGATCTCTTATCGGGTCCGCCGAAGAGGGCCGCGAATGTTAGCCTCGCGCCGAAATGCCGCCTGTCGTGCGGCGGTTGTACTCAGACGGCAATCGCCGCAAGTAGGATTTGAGTGCGAGGCCCGGCGGCGACCCGAACGCCGCATCTGCGACCGTTTGACGCGCTGGCCGCTGTGCGGGCGAAAGGCTAGGCGACGCCTCGTTAGCGAGGGTAGGGGTGAGTCACCGAGGCGGCTGGCATGGGAGGGCATATTAGCGTAACGATCGCACAGTCTGATTCGGTACAACGGAGCGTGCGATGACGTTCAAGCCGGGTGACAGGGTCCGGGTGAAGGGCCAGCCGCTTTCGGAAATGGCGGTCAAGCTCGTCTCCGATGGCTATGTCCTTTGCGAGGCGTGGCCGGGCTCGGGGATCAGCGTCGGCGCTTGGCAGGCGGAAGCGCTAGAGGCGGTCGAACACGGGCTGCTAATTCGGCGCGTATCGAGCGCCGAGGATGAGCGCGATTAGCGCCCCACGTAGCCGCGTCCAAGCGTCGAGGCCCCAACTGCCGGCGGCTTTTTCATTACGACAAAGCCCGCCCCCTCAAGGTATTGGACAAGCCGCTTGGCGACCATCCTCGCCATAAACTCGTCGGCGTCATGCTTCCGCTTGCGGCCGTCGAAGCGCAGCGCGAACGCGAGCGAGTCGGCGAGATCATCGGACGTTGCGGGCGTGAGGCGATCGGGCGCGTCGGTCATGCGGGGACCGTAGCGCGGCAGTGAGAACAAGACAAGAACGGGGCGGCGCGACGGGGCGGAAACGGAGGGTGGCGTCACAAACAGGCCGGCGCGGGCGACGATGAGCGCACATTTTCTGCCAAGTGAGCCTAGCGGCGATTGCAAAGGAGAGTCTAAATATAGAGGGAAATTTACTTGCTGGAAGATTCTGAAATGCGCGCAAAGCTGTTTGCGGTTTCAATTGCCGCGTTTCTGGTTTTGACCCCCTTGTCCGCTCAGGACGCGAAGCCATTTCGGAACACAAATCAAGAGAACCGCGTCGCTCGTAGTGACGCCCCAGCTCAAGCAACTCCACAGAGCGCCGAAAGTGCCGAAGCAATCATCGCTGATAACAATCAGGCGAGCGCCGCTCCACAGAAGAGCGACACAAACGGCGCACAGGATGTGTGGGTGGCGCATCTTTGGTCCGATCTTAAGATATCAGATATATTGCTTACTTTGTTCACGGGGGCTCTTGCTATTTATACTTATCGACTGTGGCGCTCCACTGATAAACTTTGGGCAGCGGCTAGGGCTCAGCTGATAGAAGCCGCCAAAGCAACTTTGGCAATGAATGCGTCGAACGAAATAACCCGAAACGCCTATATTTCTGAACATAGGCCGTGGCTGACGGTAGGTGACCCACGATTTGAAAGTGATATTATCATCGAAAAAGCAAATTTGAATTCCTCGGAAGCAACCTTGACTTCTTCGGTAAGCGTATTGATTACGAATATCGGAAAATCTCCGGCTTATGACGTCGTGACATTTATGCAGTCTCACGAAGTCTATCCTGATAACGTTGCTCTTCGGCTCGAGACGCGGAAAGAAGCGATTAGATGGCAGTCGGAAGAAAAGACGACGAAGATCGTATTGCCTGGTGAAAAATATAGAAGAATATTCGGAATAACATTTGTATCTATGTCGAACGGTGTGTTGATTCCATCTATAATTGGGAGCACCGTATATAGATCTGTGATGTTGGAAGATATACATTATACAGACTTTGAGTTTACGGCCGGCGCACCCATGTTTGAAGGCGGAAATCCGGGATATCGGCCTTTTGACACCACCAAGAACTATGATTATCGACAAGCTGTTTGGGAGCCTGGGACAAGTAGCGGGGTCGCCTAGGCACGTAACGTCGAAGCAACCGTATCGCGGCCCGCGCCGCCGCGATCATCTAGCCGACCTCGGGCATTGATGCCTGGACTGAACTGCTGCGACGCACGATTTGATTAAATTGGGCGCGACGATCGTGGGGAGCGAGGGCGAGACGATGAAATGCATAGCGATTGGCTTGGATGTCGCCGCCTTTGTCCTTGGCGTGGCCGCCGCATGGTTTTGGTTCAAGGCCAGCCAAGTGACGGTTCCTGACTCATGTCCGCAAGACGGCATCCCGCGAGAAACGAAAATCGAAGATTTCGTTTTGCCAACCATCAAAGCGTTCGCGGACGTTGGCTGGTGGAACAAAGTCGCCGCGCTGCTCACTGCGCTGACGGTCCTAATCGGCGGCCTGGGGAACTTGGCCGCACTGTGGCCGCTTTGACCATGCCAGAATCTCGTCGGGGGATTTCGTGATCTCGGATCGCGAAACCCCGAGGATGACGACGGCTCAACGCCAGCTAGTGATGTCGGGGTATGGCGGATCGGCCCGCCCATCGAAGCCGGACGAGTCGTTGACGACACGCGACGTCGATGGGATGAATTTTCCGTCGACGTAGACGTTGACCCTCGTGTTGACGACAGGCGGCGGCATATTCGCTCGCGCGAATGCGCCGCTCGACATGACACGTCCATGCGCCCCTTCGGGATCAGCGCGAAACTCAATCTCACTACGCCGCGCCCGTTCCATGTCCGCCGGATCGATATAGAGCCGCCGGCCAGGATGCTCGACGTCATCGCGAAGCATGGCGTCGTAGACTGAGGGTGCGGCCACAACGGCCGCAGACGCAGCCCAGCCCCAGGGGCCTCCAAGCCCTAAGAGCCGACTGGCGCCGGTCTTGGCGCCGTTCCAGAGCGCCCCTTTGAACATCCACCCCAAGAGGCCGGCGCCAAGAACGCCCAACTCGCCCTTGCCGCCGAGCGTGTCATTGGCTTTCTTCAGCGCGCCGGTCACGTAGGGCAGCACGTTGGAGCCGAGGTTCATCAACTCGACGTTTAGGCCGGCGAACGCGACGCGGAATTGAACGATCGGCGAGTTTTCAAGCGACTGTTTCCACATCCCCTCGCCCGAAATGAAGTTCTTTTCCTGTCCTGCAACCGCGCCCATGATCGCCCGGTTCGTCGGGTCGGCGAAGAAGCCGGCGGCGCGTCCGCCTTGCTGTCCCCAAAGAGCCTTTTCGATCGCAAGCCGGTGCGCCGGGTCCATTCTTTCGATCGCTTCGCCGGCAAGCGTCGTCATCTTCACCAAATCGGGCCGGCCGTCAGTGAACCATGTCGGCTTGTCATGCGCGTCGATAAGCCCGAGGTCCCGCAACGCGCCTTCGTGGCGAGCAAAGAGCATCTTGCTCATCAGCGAAGTGCCGGGGAACGACTGAGTCGCAAGCTGAGACAGCCAAGTGCCGGACTTCGTGTTCATGACGCCGGCGCGCTCCATCGACGTGATCATGAGCAACAATTGCTCAGGGTCGAAGTCGGCAGTTCGCAGCATTGGAATTGCGTATGACGCGGCGCGTTCGATCTGTTCGACCGACACCGGAGTCGTCGTCGACAGATAGGCGAAATGACCGGCGAGCTTGGCGATCTCTTCCGGCGAGTATTTTCCTTCCATGTGCGCGAGGCCCACGAAGGCTTGCATCGCCTCCGGGATCGTCGTGCCGTTCTTCAAATACGCTTCGGTCGCGGACGCGGCGAGCAGGCCCGGCATGAGGGCCAGGCGCTTTTCGAGATCGATACCGGCGAGTCCGCGCGTGCCGGTCAAGATGCCTTCCTCGATTTGCTCGAGGGGCAGGCCGGTCATCACGTAAGCTTTGAGGATGGAGTCGCGAATCTTCCCATAGAGCGGATTTGCGGTCAGGTTCCCGGTCGTCAGGCCGCCGGTCAGAAAGATGCGGTTCGCGAAATCCTGTATCTTTCCCTCTTCGTATGCGCCGTAGGCGAGCGCGCCAGCGGCGGCAATCGCGGGCGTGCCGCTCATGTGCGCGTGTTGATCGCCGGGCAGGGGAACCGATGCGCTGCCGAAATAGACGCCGCCCCCATGGCCGCCAGTGCGAGAGCCGCCGCCGTTCCTCAGGCTGCGCGGACCATTGATCGCCCGCGCCTCGGCGGCAATCGCCTTCATTTCGCGCGAGACATTTCCGAGATTCGCCGCGGTCGCCGCCATCGCGGAGTCCATCCGCGCGAAGCTCGTCGACGCGGCCTCGCCAGCAGCCTTCGACGCATCGGAGATCGCCAGGAAGCGCTTTTCCATCGTGCCGAGCGAGCGCGTTAGGCCCGGCGGCATGACCAGGGCCTTCATTGCCGCTTGTGTGCGCTCGATCGAGCCCTGTAGCGCGTTGAATTGCTCCATTAGGCGCTTGAGGACGGGACTCGCATCGTCGAGAATCGTGAATCGTGCGCCAACGGCGCCGGCTTCAATCATCAGTTTCTTCCAACAAAGAGTTTCTCGGCGAACGCGCCGAAGGTCTTGGCGATCAGGGGCGTCGCCAGCCAAAGGGATTTGAATAGGAAGGATCGCGGCGGCTGGCCGCGGCCCGGTCCCGTCGTTCCGAGTTCAGCCCAAAGGGCCTCCTTCTGATTGGAATAGACGAGACCTTCGGCGCCGCCTGCGATTGGCTCGGCCTTTGTCGCGACGCTGGCGCGCATGCCGCCAGTCCGCAACAAAGGATCATTCTCAGTGAAGCCGCGCCGCCCGCGATCGGCTTGCGTCGCCTCGGCAAGTTGCGGCCAGTCGTATTCGTATGTGCCGATGACTCGCTTTGCCTCAGCGGCGACGGCCGTCATGACGACTTCAGTCGGCTCGACGAGTCCGACTTCCGCCGCCTCGGCGGCGCGGCCGAGCATCTTGGCGAATTCCGCACACGTCATCATTTCGAGCCTCGATTCTTCATTGTCACTTGTCGCGCTCGCGCCACTTCAATTCGTTCCAATCCCATTCGCCCCCGTTGGCCTCGCCAAAGGCGACTCCCCAGGCGAGGATTTCGGCTTCGTCGAGGCGTTCGATTTCGCTAAGGCTGAGGCCGTTTTTCACGAGCCATGCGATCGACCGAAGGGGCGAACGGGTTAGGAGTTTTTTGCCGCGGTCGCCACGTCCTCGCGTTCGGGATTGAGGGCGACAAGGCCGTTTACGACGGCCTCCAAACCATGTTCGTCGAGGCGAGCGACAAGGGCCGAGAGTTGGATTTGATTGGCGACGGGCGTAACCGCCAGTCCCTCCAATTCCGTCACCGCGGCGGCGGCACTCGCATAGGACATGAACAGGCGGTTTTCAGAGTCCTCGGCGCCGACAGCCTTAAACAGGCGCATGCGGTCAAGCGCCGAGAGCTTCTTGATTTTGATTACGCGACCGCGCGAGTCGACGACGCTTGCGGTGCGATCGTCGATCAGGGTCACGCCGTCCGGGATCGCGGCGACTGGCGCAACGGCGACGGCCGGCGAGTCGGAGACGGGCGCGGCGGCGATCGGAGCGGCGACGGCGGCGCCAGAGCGGACATTCGAGAGACTAGCCATTGAACTTTACCTTCTTTGAAGCTGCGAAGATGTCGTCGAGTCCAGGCACGGACCGCAGCGGCCAAGCGTGCGAGGCGGCGCGGCTCATGCCGGCCAGGAACGGGGTGATTGCGGGCAGCGAATGAAACGGCTTCAGGATGGCCGTTCGCACTGCCGGCGGGATAGGATCTTGGAATGGACAGTTGCGCATTTGGAATCCTTGAAAAGGGCCGGCACTCGCGGAATGCAAAAAACGCGAGTGCCGGCTAAGCGACAGAGCATCAGGACTCGGGTTCCACCCCGATTTCGTCGCAGGAATTCGACGCTGATGATGCCGATCTGTGAACGGTTGCAGCGGCGGGGCCGGGAGGCGCTTCGCGACATGAGCGGTGGCGAAGAGTCCGTCACGTCGACGAACTGAAATTCAACCGCCCGGCCGGCAAGGACGAACCCGGCCGGGCGGGATCAACCCTCGGCCGCGGCCAAGCTGACCGAAGGGATTGCGGGGATAACGAGACGATGAAAGGTCGGCGCCGCGGGCGGCGCGTCATCAGTCTTGGCGATCGGCGTTTCGTCATCGGCCGGTTCGATCGCCTCGACCGGCGCGGGCTCGGCGTCGTCGGCCGGGGCTTCGGCGCCGTCGAGCGCCGAGGGCGGATCGTCGGCCACAACGGCGAACCCCGCCGGGCCATCGCAGATCGAGTCGAGACAGTCGAGCGGCGCGTCAATCAAGCCATCGTCGCCGATTTCATAGCGACGATCGCCGTGAAAGAAGCTGGTCGTTCCCGATGGCGGCCGGACCTTCACTGTCTTACGCGGCTCGGACTTCGCGACGGCGGCCAGCGCCGCAAGCAAACGCGCCTTCAGGTCGCCCTCGGGATGCGTGCGCGCCAGGGCTAGAACATCGTCGATCGTCGTCGGCCGCCTTTCGGCTACCGGCTCGGCGGGGGCGACGACATCGGGCGCCAGCGAGAATCCGCCGACGTGCAGGAGCGGCCCGATGTCCTCTTCAGGAACGCTCATCGTGCCGTCGTCGTGGACGTGATAGGCGCAGTCGTTCGCGTTCGCCTCATCAGTGCCTTTCGGCGGAATTAGCCGGATCATTCGGCTCATTTGGATTTGGCCTTTCTCGGGGCGATTTCTTTCGCCGCCTGGTTGATCGCGTCGGCGAGTTCCTTTTCGAGCGCGCGGATCGATTTCTCGATCCCCGCGAAGTTCTCTTCGGCGACGAGTCGCTTGTGACTGGCGGGGAGCTTCCGCATGTTCGCCGTCAGCGACTCGATCGCCGCTGACAGCGGGCTCGCGCCGGTCGACCGGGAGGGCGGCGCGACGTAAATGCGGGTGTTCATTGCCGCGCCGCCGTCGATCTTTCGAGGTCGGCCAGACGGCGCGCAATGTCGGCGATCGTCTCTTCGAGGTGCTCAACGGCGCCGTTCGCCTTTCGCACGATCTCATTTTCCGAGGTCGCGCCGAGGTCGGGAGCGCTGCGCAAGACAGGCTCGCCCGAAAGGGCGCGCTTGAGGTTTTCGACGGCGGCATAAGCTTTTTCGATCGTCTCGGCAGCCGTCATTGTGCTGGTCATGCTTGGTGCCTTCGGGTTCAAGTTAGATCGCCGCGTGCGGCAGTTGGTGCGTCGCTTTGATCAGCAGGAGCACGCGATCTTCTTCGGTCATGGTGCCTAGGGCCTTGTTGATGACGGCCTTGAATCGATCGTCGACGACGAGTGTTGGCGCCGTCTTGACGGTCGGGGTGGGGCCGACGACCTTGATCAATTCGAGCGTCGCTTCGCTGTTGCTCGGTTTGTCAACCAAGCTCACTTCATCGAGGCGAATTTTCGTGATCGTCTTCGGGTTCTTCGCGTCCCGGGCCAAAATCTTGCCGCCGACCGAAAACCCACGGAACACGCCGGCGCGAAGTTTCCGCATCGTGCCGTTGTCAATCACCTTAGCCGTGATTTCTGTGCGGCCTTTGGTGTCGACGCTGAGTTTGGTGACGATTCCGGCGGCGATAGCGGCGTGCATTTCGCGCAAGGCGCCGGTGCCCCCGGCCATGAATGACGGAATCGCCGCTTTCATCGCGGCGGACGTAACGACTTCGCCTTGCGCGTCGACAGCCTCAGACGAAGCAAATCCCGAGACGGTTAGCGAGCCGTCGTCGTCGTCGGCGTCGGCGACTTTCTGCAACGGCGCGAAGAGACGAATTGATCCGTTCACTTCACGACTCCAGTTTTGCGTTAGCGTCGTAACGCAATTGCTCGACAAGCGTGTGCCAGCCAAGGCGATGCCGCGTGGCAGCATCTAAATCAGGCACGCGCGGGCCTCCTTCTTCTTGCAAGCGACCGTCGACCACTTGGAGCAGTATGCGGAATGGCCCCCCCGGATCGCCGTTCCCACTGACTTGCCCCTTGGCGATGAGGATGTCCCGCAAGATTTCGATCCGTTTTCTCTTTGACGTGACTGCGAAGCTGGCAGCACCAAAGTCTGCAATAAGGGAGTCGCCTTCCTCAACGAGGACCTCGGCGATGGCGATGTCCATCGCCTTTGCAATCGCCGGCAACTTGGCGCTTTCGCGCGCCAACTCGGCTTGCAAGCCGGATTCAGCACGGCGAGCCGCTTCGGCCTTGGCGCGAGCGTCGGCGAGCTTGCGATTCAGCGCTTCGCGTTTCGCAACGTCAGGAAGCGGAGCGTCGCCCTCGCTGCTGCGCGCCCAGTCGTTCATTTTGGCGGCCTCGGCCGCGTCCAGCGCCGCCAATTCGCCAACGAGCGGCCCCTCGGCGGTCTGCTGGCTGGCGAGGCGCGTCAAGGCGGCATTCGTCCGCTCGATGGAGGCTGAGATTTCTTCGCGGGCCGCGATCATCGAGGCGAGGCGTTGCCGCGCGGCGCTCGCGATCGGCGCGGAGTCTTTGGTTTCGGTTTTCAATTTTGGAGTCCTTGTGCTTGCAGAAATCAGACAGAGGCGCCGGTCGAAGGATCACGCCAGGTCGCACCATCGAAGACGATGATTTTGCCCAGCGTCGTGTCGAGGTAATGAAGTCCGGCCGCCGCGGTGTACGGCGGCGAAGCGTTCGGGTTGATCGGAGGCCGAGCCGACGACGCGCCAGACAACGCAACGCGCGTCCAGCCATTCGCGGCGAGGACTCCGGCGTCGAAGTCCGGCACGTCGATCGCGGTTCCAGGCACGCCGGAATAGCCGCGACCATTCGCGGTCAAAACTTGCTGTCCGACCGTCAAGGCCGGGAGCATTCTAAAGGTGGTCATTTGCAGTCTCTTGTTGACCGTCGCGGAATTGCGGCGGGGTTTTTCCTCGAGGAAAACTTTGAAGCGAAATCACGAAAGGGCGGGTCGCCTTTTCACGATGAAGGTGTGGAGCGGAGGCGGCGCTGGGCTCGGGGCGGGGCCGACGTAATTCTGCGGAGCCCGACGAAGCGCCTCGACGCGGCCGGCGATCCTCGGCCGGGTAGGACGGTCGAAGGATCGACAGAGAAGCCCGCTGACGGCCGTCCGTAGTTTCGGCTGCGCACGTAGCGACGGGGCCGGCCCTGCGTGCGTGCGGCTGCGGCGAAGGACGCGGCGGGGCCGCGATCAACGTCGTCCTATTGAGCCTGTTCGTCGCAGGGCGCTCGACTTGCCTGCGCCGGGGAGGGTCGGCCTCTCGCGTCCCTATGGCGCAATGGCCTGAGGGTCGCGGACGGTTCCGAAAGGTCTGAGCCTTCCCGGCGCGGCGACGACGCGGAGTTAGTCGCGGCGCCGGAAGGGCCAAAACTGCGGTTGACATGCTCGCGGCCAGCCCTTACATTCTAGCCAACGAACGATGACTGAAGCGTAAGTCCATGGCAAACGGCGGATTCATAAGCTACTTGCGCGTTTCCACTGGCCGGCAAGGGGCGTCAGGGCTTGGCCTACAGGCGCAACGCGAAGCCGTCCGGTCCTACCTCAATGGCGGCGATTGGAGCATCGTCGGCGAGTTCGTCGAGGTCGAAAGCGGACGGAAGGCGGACAGGCCCGTTCTCGCGCAAGCGCTGGCCGCGGCACGACTTCACCGCGTTCCGCTTGTCGTTGCGAAGGTCGATCGACTTACGCGGTCCTTGGCCTTCCTGACGCGATTGGTCGAGGCTGGCGTTGACGTGCGTTTCTGCGACCTCCCCGAGATCGAGGGGCCGACCGGGCGGTTCATGCTGCAACAAATGGCGGCCGTTGCTGAGCTTGAAGCGGGGATGATCGGGAGGCGCACTCGGGACGCGCTCGCCGCCGCAAAGGCGCGAGGCCGCAAACTCGGCGGGCGTCGTGTTGGCCAACGCCTGACCAACGAAATGAGGGCCGCCGGGCGCGCCGCCCGCGTTGAGCTTTCAAGGGCCAGGGCGGCAGACCTTGCGCCGATCATCGGCGAGTTGCGGCGGGCCGGCATTACGACCCTTGGCGGGATCGCGAGAGAGTTGACTGCGCGCCGCATCCCCACGGCTCGCGGCGGCAAGAAATGGGCCGAAGTTCAAGTCGCGCGAGTCCTGTCAAAGCTCAACGGCCGGTGAGAGCGATGCGGCTTTCGCCTTTGCCTCGCGCTTCCGCTCACGCCAGCGGCGGACACGTTCCGCACCGGTGAGCGGTTTCGGCTTGTCCGGCGGCGGCAACAGGGCCGGATGCTCGGCTTCGATCTCCGCCGCGACTTCAGCGCGCCAGCGGGCGAGATCGGCAAGGCCAGCCTCAGTGTTGCCGTCGTAAACAATGCGGATGCAGTGCTCGTCCCTCGTAATGCCGAGGGGCTCAAGCGCGGGATTGCGATGGTTCGTCGGCAGGATCAAGACAGGCGGCGGCCCGCGGTCTTCCTTCGACTCGTCGTCGCCCTCGCCGCGGTTGCCCTGTAACAGCGCCTTCGCCGCCGAGACTTTGACGTAAGTCGGCGAGTGGGGATTGGTCACGACGCCGTGCAACGTCCGCAACGCCGCGTCCTTCATGGCGCGAGACGGCTTATCAAGTTTCTTCCGGGCCACTAATGGCCTCCTTTTGTCCTACAAGTTGTTTGTCGAGCGAGCGCAACGTCACTTTCCCCCCGTCCTGTCGGGATTTCCGGGGTTTTCGAGGCGTAGCGTCATGTTCTGCGTTACGGGTAACGCCCGGAATCGGCCCCTTCAGGCTATCTGCCCGCAGTAGCGTCACGGGCATGGCGGCTTCCCAGTTGCATCACCCTGCATCGGTCAGGTGATGCAAAGGTGGTGCAATGTGATGCGCATCACTGCATCACCACCACCCCTATAGGGGTGTGGGGTGGTGCGGTGCAGTGCATCGGGTACTCAGTGGAGCGATGCAGGTGATGCGGGCTCGAGGATAGGCGCGCCAGGATGATTAATGCTGATCCCGCCGAGCGAGGCGGCCGGCGCAACGACCTTGCCGACTTCAAGGAAGGTCCGGCTCACCCGGTTCGCGTCTTTGCTTTCGACGGCGACGAAGTGTCCGGCCTTGGTCCACGCCTTGAGCATTCCGCCGACCTTTGCCTTGCCCGCCTTGTCGGCTAGGCTGAGGCCGAGCGCCTTTGCGATAGGGACGCCGGCCCAATCCTTGGCCTGTGGGTTCGCCCGCCAAGGGCCGCCAGCGAGCGCCGCCTGAGCCTTGGCTAGGTCGCCCTCGCCAACAGATGACAGCGCGCTAGGTTTCCGGCAGGACGTCACGACGCCGACGTTATCGCCGTTGCCCAACTCGACTGACACGAAACGAAACCAGTCGGCGAGGTTTGAGCCGGCCGTGAGATTCGCCTTGCCGTTTTGGACTCGGAAATACTCGCGAGCGTTGCACACGCCGCATTCTGCCGCTTCCCTTGGACTCAACCCATTGAGCATCCGGACCGACCGCGCCTTCGCGAGGATGGCGCCGCCGCCGCGGCCGTCTTCGGCCTCAACGTCTGCGCCGCTCGTCTTGCGGGGATGATGCACAAGCTCGATCGCGCATTCTGTGGCCTCGGCTATGGCCGCCCATGCGGCGGCGACAAGCTCCATTGCCCCGTTGTCGTTCTCCCTGACTCGATGAGAGGCGACGAACGGATCGATGATGACGACGCCAAGCTCGTTATCGACGATTGTCTTGGTGATCGCGTCGATTGTCGTCTGATTGATCGAAGCGCTTCCTCGCACTTCGCTCGCGATGACAAGGGGCATGTCGCGTCCACTGTCGACGAACAGGCGGCCGACGAATTCGCGCGGGTCAATGCCGTAATGCTGCGCCGCCGCCGTGATGCGCCGCTGCAATTCGTCGCGCGGGTCCTCTCCATTCCAACTCCAAACGTTCGTCCGCTCGCTCGGCTTGATCCCGAGCAATGGCCGGCCAGTGGTGATTGCGAGCGCTTCCGCAAGGCTAAGCGACGACTTCCCGATGCCCGGCGCCGAGACTGTCTCGGAAAGGTAGCGCCTCGCATAGTGACGCCCGTAGACAAAGCGCCGGGGCGGGATGCGAGACGCAGGCACGAAGACGAAGGGCGACGCTACGATTGGGTTTGTAGGGCGACGATCGGCGTGTTCGGTGTTGCTCCCGCTCATCGCGCGACCCCACGACGCTCAAGGTCGCGAAGGTCTGCCAAGGTGGCCATTCTATGGCCGTCCTTGATGCTATAGCGCAGCCGACCTTTCCTCATTGCGTCGTGGATTGCGTCTCGGTGAAACCCGACGATCTTGGCGCATTCGCCGATCGTCAAAAACCTGGCCTCGTTCGGCCTCTGAAGCTCATTCACTATGAAAAGTCCTTTGGAAATTGCGATCTCGGTCAGCCGAGGTCGGGATTCATTTCGTCGCGTGCGCCGTGTCAGATGGCGGCTTGCGGTCGGCGCCGGCCGGCGCAACGGGCTTCTTCGACTTTGCGAGAAGCGCAGCCTCGACTTGGCGAAAGCGCGACCGTTCGCGTCGCCGCCGTCGAGCTTGGGACGGGCTTAACGACGGTTCGTTGGCCATCGTCACGCCGCCTTCGCGATGCGCCATGTGCTCGCGAATCGCTGACGCCCGGTCACCTGAACGATGAATCCAGCGTCGACCAGCGCTCGAAAGCCTCGCGCCACGGCGCCGGTGCTGCAATTGCACGCGAACATCGCGTCTCGAACCGACAGCATGATCGGCTTGTCGTCGCCGCGGTCGGAGCATGCCAATTCAACGAAGATTGCTCGCGCGGCGGGGGTTAGCAAGCGCCATCGACGACTGAGCGCGGGAGCGACACGACGGCGCTCATGCCGCCACCCCGCCGCGTAGGAACTTCTTCAAGTCGTCGGGAAAGATTCGCCGCCTGCCGGCGACGAAGCTGAACTTCAATCGACCGTCAGACATTGCGCGGTACAACTCTCGGCGGGAAATGCCCGAAGCGTGAACGGCCTCGTCAATGACGTAGGCAAGCCTGTCGGGCCAAGTGTAAGTCATTGTCTCTTACCTCTCGGGTTGCCTTCGCCCGCTCATGGGCGTGGCAATGCTGTCGGCGCGCGGAAGCGCGAGCCGTTCATTCGTCAATGTCGATTTTTTGGGGAGGGGCGCGCGCTAGAAGACGGCTACCCTGTCCTGATTGAGCCGGCGGGCGATTAGGCCGATCGCCTCGTCTTTCCAGGCGATGAAAGTCGCCAGCAGCAGGCCGTTCTTGCGGCAATGCGCCGCGTGTGAGCCGCCCCGCACTTCGGTCGTCATCCAAGCCTTCAGCGCTAAGCGAAGATGCTCGAAGGCGGTTCCGATCAAAATCAGAAGCCAGCCGAAGACGCGCTCCATGTGCGATATTTCTTCGCGCGTCGGCGGGAACCGGCTCGGATCGATCTCTGCCGCCTCCCAATCGGCAACGTCATCGCCGTCGTGCCTGATAGCCGGATGCGCGGAGCCGGGCTTCTTCGGGCCGCCCGCCCGCGGCGACCGGAAGTCAATGCGCCACGCCTCTAATAGCCGGGCTTCGACGCGCTCGGCCGTCCACGCATTGGGAACCGTCGCCCGCTGCGTAGCCGTGCCTTCATGCCGTTCCCATTTGTCGTGATTGTCGCGATGCTCCGCACGCTGACAATATGCCACTGGTCACCCCCTCGGTCTTCGCAAAGAGTCGGCGTCGGCGACGCGCGGCACAGTCCGCGCCTCGGCGGCCATCAAACTGCGATCAGCTTTGATCGCTGTCGGCCAGCGGTGTGAGCCGGCGCCCAGCCGTTTCCAAAACGGCTTTCGTGCCTATGAGGCACTTCCTCGGCGCGCCGGCCTTTTGGGGCGCACTCGAATCCGAGGCGCAATTCTCCCCGGACCATTTATAAATGCCGGACGTGTCGTCGAATCTCCAAACGAAATCGAACGAAGAGATTACATTCCGCGCGCGTCTGGCTTGGAAGAATGTGCGTAATATATCGTGATTACAGTACGTTACTGACGTTTGTGACGAACTATCACGATTTCGTGATCGAGATTGACTTTCCGCGAAATTGCGAGAACCAACAAATCCGCCGTCGCCCAATTGGTCACGCGGCCATCGCCCATTCCGACTCTTCGCCTGGATGCTTGGCCAGCGAATCCCAGTTCTCATCACCGCCAGAAACCGTGACGCAGTTCTGTCGCTCGACGATGCGACCGCGGGCTGGGCTGGCTGGAAGTGGAATGCTGGAATGCCAATCGAGCTTAACGACCGTGGGGCCGATAATGATCCCGATGTCTTCGGCACGGTCGCGGGTGGCGACACGGACCTTGTAGTTCTCAGCGAGAACTCTCAGCGGAAAGCCGCTGGCGGAAGTTGTACCCATTTTCGCCCATACCGTTGACTGCGCCCTTGCCCCTTCGGCTGAAGGGACAACCTAACTCCGAATGGGGCGCAGCCCCGTGTCTCAAGCGTCTCGGTACAGACGCAGACTCTCATACATTGTCGAGATTGGCAAAGGTCGCCTCACCAACTGGCGCGTTCCGCCTCCGGTTTCTTCGCCAGCGCGTCAAGCTCGACTCCCGAATCGAGGGACGTACCGGCAATCTCGGCGAGCGAGCCGCCGAGCGCCTTGCCGCGAGCGGCGTCACGACGAACGTCACGCTCGCTCTTGCCGGTGGCGGCGGCCGTGGCCTTGGTGAATGCAACGGCCAATTTGTCCGTTGCTATTTTTTCACGACCCCGACCACCAGCAACGCCGCCCGCGACACCCGCCCTCGTTTTCGGATATAATTCGAGGTAGATCGCCTTCCGCCGCGCGATAGCGTCGGCGGTCTGTGCTGGGCTCAACTGAGCCCGGAAAAAAGACGCCCCGCGTCAGGGGCCGGCGCGGGGCGTAAGGTGGCGCGGAGCTGGGGACAAGCGCGCGCCGCTGTCTGAAATCGAATTGGATGTAAGTAGCCGCCAGCGCGCCAGCAAGTGCGCCGATCGGACTGCGTTTCGGCAGGGGCCGCCGCAACCTTCAAGAGCGCTGACTGATTGTCGTCGAGTCCGGCCGCCTTCGCCGCTCCCTTGGCGTCGTCGGATATGCCGGCGATCTTGCCCGAAATGCGGACCGCTCCCTCGCTGATTCCGAGTTCCTTCGCAACCTTTCTGTTGCCAAGATCAGTCGGCTGCGCGCCGCCCGAAGGTGCGTAATCCCTACGCACCTTGTCGGCCGTGAGCACGCGCCATTCGTCGATTTGCTCGGCGCGTTCAAGCGCCGACAACTCGGCTCGGTGAAGATTCTCGCTAATCTCCCAAAGGCGGGCGGACGGCCGTAGGCGTCGAAAAAGATATGCTCAAAACTGAGCCGATCTTTTTTAAGAGCCGCCTTGCACGGCGGGTCGCGACGCTAGTTGTCACACCATTCGGCGGCTCCGGCCTACCTCGATTCTCGCGATTTCCAGCGATGCTGAATCGGACGCCCGTGAACGAAACGCGCTCAGAATTTGGAAACCGAACTGGAAACCGGCCTATATGGGTCTAGGCCGGCGGGGCGGCTATCTCAATGAAATCAAATGGCTGGGGGACCTGGATTCGAACCAAGATTGACGGAGTCAGAGTCCGCAGTTCTACCGTTGAACTATCCCCCAACGACGAACCGAGCGTCGCCGGCAGGCGGCTAAATAGCGGAGGCGCGCGGCGGCGGCAAGAGGCGCGCCACGTGGCGCCGGCGCGGCGCGCGGTCGCGCGCGGTCCGCCTTGCGTTCGCCGATCAATTGACTAGGATGCGGGCACAATGCTCACTGCCCAAGAACTAGGCGTCCGCGGCGCGACGACGCGAGTGGGCTCGCTGACGCTCGCCGGCGCGGCGATCCTGGCGCCGATGTCGGGAATCAGCGACCTTGGCATGCGCCGGGCGGCGCGGCGGTTTGGCGCGGCGCTGGCGTTTTCCGAGATGGTGGCGAGCGCAGAGTTCGTCGCCGAGGACAGCGAAGCGCGGTTGCGCGCCGAGGGCGAAGGGGCCGAGCCTCACGCCGCGCAACTCGTCGGCTCGGAGCCTTCGGCGATGGCCGAAGCAGCGCGGCGGCTCGAAGCGTCGGGCGCGCGCCTGATCGACATCAACATGGGTTGCCCGTCGCGGCGCGTCGCTGGCCGCGCCGCCGGCTGCGCGCTGATGCGCGACGTCGACCAGGCGGCGCGGCTGATCGAAACGGTCGCGCACGCGGTCGCGACGCCGGTCAGCGTCAAGATGCGGTTGGGCTGGGACGACGACGAACGCAACGCGCCGACGTTGGCGCGCCGCGCCGAGGCGGCGGGAGCGGCGATGATCGCCGTTCACGGCCGGACGCGCCGCCAACTCTATGACGGCAAAGCCGATTGGCGCGCGGTCGGCGAGGTTGTCGCCGCGGTCGGCGTTCCAGTGGTCGTCAACGGCGATTGCCGCAGCGCCGACGACGCGCGGGCGATGCTGGCGCAGTCGGGCGCGCGCGCGGTGATGATCGGCCGCGCCGCAGTCGGCGCGCCGTGGCTGGTCGGCGCCATCGGCCGCGCGCTTGTCGCCGGCGGGTCGGCGGAAGA